CGGATTCGTAGGTGTTTGCGACCCACGCAAAGTTGTTCCAGAAAGCCACGTATTGGGCTTGTGGCATATTGCCGCTTGCCCCAAACGTGGTTCCGAGATCCGCAGCCGCTGCCCCATTCCAACGGAACGACGGCTTGTCATAACTAACGCCATAAGCCACATTGTTCATTGTCATCCCGTAAACACGGGAGCCATCTGTCCTTGCTGTTATTCCAGTAAGATCCGTAAAATTGCCTGCTGCCGAATGTGCCACAGCAGTTCCATAATTAACCATTAACTGGTTAGTTCCAGAATCAGTGTGGAATCCCCACATGCCTTTAACGTCGGCACTTAGGGCTGTTGTGTTTCGGCGGTCAACACCATCACGCATCCGAATACCACCACGAGGGTCAACAGTTACGTTGAGCATGTCAGGTGATTCGTTGTCTGCGAGGTTGAACTGGTCGCTACGGAGATTCAAACCACCCGAAAACGATTCCAGTACTTCAAGAGAAAATCCTTGACGAGCCATCAGCCGTTACCAGATCACTCCGCCAGTATTGGCGTACCTCAACCTTCCAAGACCCGAAGCGTAAAGACTTGACCTTCGACTGTTCGCAATCATGGGTTGCGGAGCAGGAGTATCAGCGTAGCGACGGGCAAGGTTGTCAAGTTGTGATTGGAACAACGCCATGTACTGGTTGCCCATTGTTGGATCTTCCTGCTGGAAATACGCAGCAGAAATAGCGTATGTAGCAAGAACCGCATGAAACGGGTCAGGCAAATCAGGTTCAGATCCACTAGAGCTACCCAAACCAAACGCAGTTGGGTTACGGATAGCACGCACATACATTGTCGCCACACCATCGGGGACAGGGTAAAGCCGAACGGTGTCGTTCCAAAAACTCCATTCCCACGGGTTACCCGACGGTAACGAGTTCAGTGGGTAATCAAAATCTGCGCTATCGGAACCAATGTATTCCAAAACATGGTCATCGTTCCGAATGGCAAGCATGTCACGTATACCCTGCGTCACAGCATCAGGAGCAGCGGCAATAGTAGTCAAGGTGTAATCCTTGGTACTTGCCGCAGTATTAAACGTCGTGCGCACCTCATAAAAAGGCCAACGCTTCTCACTGTAAACAATCAAATCAAACCCTTGACCAATCATCGTATCCAACGTCGTGTCATCAATATCGGTTGAATCAATATCAACAACACTACGCACTTGGGCACGCATCTCGGCAAGAGTTAAAGCCATTACGAAGCCGCCATTTGTCGGGTGTGACCAATGCAAAGTTCCGACCCGTGAACTGGGCGTGCTTTACACGCATTTCCAGCACGGGTCGTTGCGGAACAAATAGCTCTGACGGGAGAAACAGGAGATTCTTCTACAAAGTTCGTTACCCCAGGTATCGGACGAGCATCATCCGCTTGCCCAGGAGCATAATGCCCAGGCCGAGCGCCAGTTGAACCAGCAGGTCGGGCATCTGAACTGTAACCAATCGCTCTTTCTCGCTGCATATTTGCTCCACTAAACCTAGGTTGGTGGAGGGCCGAAGCCCCCCACCAAATACCTAATCGAAATTAGGCGATGTTAAATAAACGTCCTTGCCTTGAGCGGTTGCTGCAAGTCAAGTTTCCGTAGCACAAGATCTGCGCAAAGCGAGCATCTTGGTTTGTAGGACGCACAAACGGAGTTGGTTGGAACCAAGTTTCCGTATGCCCCACAAGCCTGATGTACTTCGTGTTCAAGAAGTACATAGCATTTGCTTCACAAGCGTCATCAAATGTTACAGGAGCGCCTTTGAAAAGAAGGTTCTGGAATCCTGCATCAGCAACCGTGGCACTTGTGTACCGAAGGTTTGTCTGAAGCAAAGCTTCATAATCTTCATAACGCTCTTGATCAGTGAATATGATCGTCGGCTGGTCATTACCAACCGAAACGGTGTTGTACACAGATGACATAGCTGCTGTGGTTAGCGCTGCCGCACCCTGGTTAGCCATAGTGGGTTTCCACCATGTGTTACCAGCGCCAGTTGGGTCAATTCCACCCAAAACGCTACCGTCAGCGACAATGCCCTGAAGGCCCATCCAGTCGTCACCGCCGTTACCTGTACCATCACCCCAGAACATGGTGTTCATGTTGTCGATAATGGTTTGTTCGGCTTGCATAATCTTGCCTTCAAGAAGGTCAATGATTGCTGCTTCGCCGTTGTTTTTGCCTTCTTCAATACCAGTAATGGTTACTGTTGCTGCGTACTGTTTCCAGTCGTACTCTGCGGCACTAATGCCATCTTGAGCAGTAATTGGAATTGTGTCAGCGCCAGCATATGAAGCGGCAGTTGAGTTAGACCCATAGATGATTGGAACAATAATTTTCGCACCGCCATTTACACGCCTAATGGTTTGACCATTGGTAAGCGCATAAAACAGAGGACGGGCACCGAAAACATTGTCAGCCAACTTAGGGACATAGTTATAGAGAGTGGTTGACAAAATTTGGTCAAAGTTTGCGTTACCAGCCACGTCTACTCCTTAGTTAGTTATTCGGATAATTGTTTTGTTGCAAGCTCATAAGCATCCCGAATTGAATCAACTGCTTGACCAAAGTCTCGACTGATAGCGCCTTCCGCTGAACCCGAACCATCTTCAATAACTGAAGCGGCACGCTTCTCATCCACAATGTCAGAATTCTTGGCTTTATCCTGCAAATCCGCATAAGTCATATGCGCATACGCAGCATCCAAGTTTCCAATGTTGTGTTTCAAAGCGTGAGAGTACAAAGCATTCTCGTCAATATCAGTTTGATATTTGTCTCGCAGTCCGTTCATTTCTTTCTGCAAATTTTGCTGTCTGTTTAAGCGACCTTGTTCTTCAATGGCCGATTCAAGTCGTCTAAGTCTGGTTTCTTCTGGGTCCAGTTCTTCCATCTCCTCTTGAGGAGCGGAACCTTGGGTGCCCATTCTGATCCCAAACGCATCAGCTAACGCTGACACGGCACTTTCAGGATCAGACTCCAGCGCTTGGACGATTGCCTCACCTTGAGCCAATCTTTCGCGTTCAGTTGCCAACTCTTGCGTTTTACGTGTGTAATCCGCTTGGCGTTGGTAGCCATTAATAAGCTCCGTTTGCGACACATCCATTTGTTCACCGTCAACGGTGACCGTATGAGTAGGGCCGCTATCTTCGCTTGTTGTGCTCGGGTTGCTGGTATCCAGTCCCAAGGCTGTGTTTTCATCTATCAGGAATCCTTTCGGGTGTTCCTATATGACACATAGAAGTGTCCCATTACTGCATGTTAGGCAACTCTATACCCATTTGGTTTTGAAGTTGACTTATCAGTTCGGGTGGTACTCCGCCTGTGCCTTCAAAGACTTGTTCGGGAATAGGCCCTGGCCCCATGCCGCCTTGCGACATTGGAGGCACACCAAAGGGATCTGCTACTCCCCCAGATTCCTCTTGCGCAACTTGAGCGTCAAGAGGAGTTTGTTGTTGAATCATGTAACGATCAGGATCATTAATTCCAAACCCATAAGACAACACATGTTTCGCTATTTCCGCAGGATCAACAACAGTTCCAATGAGCGGTGCCATAGCGTTCAGCAAAGAAATTGCTTGCTGCCTTCTGGCTGTTTCATTGAATGGTTGCGTTGAACCGCCTTCAACAGCGAAATCAAATTCCCCAATGATGTCGTCACGGGTGTAAGCGACAAAATACTTTTGGTCATCTTTCCCTGTGATGCGCACCATTTGGGCATCAGTCATGTACTGCATCATCAGTTGCATGACCATGCGTGCGACTTCAGAAATAGAAATTTCTACAATCGCAAGTTTGTCTGCCGCACGAGCGTTACCTGCATCAACAATGATGCTGGCCTCAGTTGCGGTGCGACGGGTTTCTGGCATTTGTCCACGGGCATATTCGGATACGCCGCTTACAGTGTTGATGTCCCCTTCGATAATGTTGGAGTGGTTGTACATTTCGGGGGCAAGAGGGACTTGCGGTAATGGTTGGACCACTCCTGCAAGGTCACGGTTCTCGTCGATAACAGGAACAAAACGTCCATCGTCATCAGACTCCAATGCTTCACGGCCTTCAGGACCAAACGACCGTTCGTGATACAAATACTTTCGGGCGTACCGTTTTCTGTGGTTCACCATTTGTGAACGAGTTTTATTCAGTTCCTCTTGAAGCGATTCGATAGCTTCAAGGTCGCCCATCGGATAGAACACATCGGGAACGTCATAGTTCCGCATCATCACAAACGGATGACCGAAATGGTATGGCATGGGTGTCGGATCGAGCAGATAGTCGTCGCCACTTTCACCGCACACCGAAATGGTGCCATTTTCCAGATCATAGAACTCGTACAAGGTGACTCTGGCGGTCACTTCGTTGTACTGTTCTCGTTCGTCGTCGCCATCCCAACGGTAACGAACACCAGAATCAGCGACCAAATCTTGACGAGTTGAACGCTTAAATCTTTTATCTCGTTTCACTTCAGCAAGTGGACGCACGATACGTTGCGCAACCCAACGAGCATCTTCAAGACATGTTGCTTCAGGGTCAACAAGCATGTCGAACGGACTGATCCGTTCCACAAACGCTTGATCTTCAACAACTTCCATTTTTTTGGAAGGGATAGCGTCCATCACGTCCTGATCTGATGGAAGATCATTCATCATTTCAGGGTTGTCGTAAGCGAACTGGTCCACTTCAATAGTGGCCTGATTGTATTCGGCTGCCATTTCGGCAGGCGTTAAATCTCTTTCTTCTTCCACGAAACGCCAACCGACTTTAAGCCAGCCGTGCCCCACGATCAGAAAGTCTTTAACTGCCCGACGAAATGGTTTCCGATAGTCGTGATGTCGCCACAAATAGTTAATTACTGCTTCAACAAAAACGGCTCGCGATTCGTCACCCTCTTTGTTCGCTGTGACAGTAATCGTTGGATGGTTTACCGCAACGCTCGGCGCAATGACATTAACGGTTGAGAAAGCCATATTGACAGAAATGCGGTCATTTGTGACATTTCCTTCATAACCGCCTGTACCACCAAAAAATGTTTTCCCTCTGTACAGGTCAATCATTCGATGCCACTTGGCGTCGTAGCCTTCTTCGCTACGCCACCTGTACGTGTTGTCAATTCTCTCTTTTGTTTGAGAAAACCGTTCAGCTTTCGTCATCCGTGCCATATTTATACCCAACGTCGCCCTTGATAAACAGGTTCATGTCCACCAGCACGAGCCTCTGAAATAATTTTTTTCTCGCGTTCCTTCATGGTCAGGTCACGATCTTCAGGTGGCAACATTTTGCGCATCGTTTCGCCTCTGGCAATCGTCACCGATTTGAGGCGCAAACGACGCTCATAAAGTTCCCTGAGTTCTTGCAAGGGAACATCTCGCCTTGCAAGAACATATTCAGCGAACTCTTCAAAGGTCGCCCCATCAGGGAGGACCGCCACCGTCAGGTGCTTTTAACGGCGCTATCAGGCTGAGGAAGCCCAGGACCAGGTGCTACCCGACCTGTTGTTCCATGCTGATTAAGAGGAGTTTCCCGAATCTTCATACCAGCACCCTTGTCGCCAGGATGAACTTCGTTCATTTCTCCACTAAAACGAGGCTTGTTTGGTTGGGCACCACCCTCGGCAGGAGGTCCATTGTAAAGTTGTGCATGGTTGATGCGCATTGTTTCGCCCATCCCCGATGCATTGTATTTGCGGTTGTTAGCCATTATCGGCCACTCCAATCATAGACATATGTCCTAAACACATATTTAAGCTGTCCCACGGATCGTGTTCAAGCCAATGGTATCGCCTACAGGTTCACGTTTGTTGGCTTCTCTCATCCACCAATCAAAAGTGTACGTGTCATCCACCTGTTGAACATACTCAGGGATGAACGCATACTTGCGCATCTGGTTAGCCAACGCCAACGCCATAACACGGTCATCATGCGGAGAACCCGACATGCCGCCACGCTCGTTACGCACATAAGTGCGTAACTCCGCAATCGTATGCTGGTCTTTAATAATCAGTTCATTGTTACGTAAAGCCATCGACAAATCGTCAATCATCAACGGTTTAGAAGTACGAGTAGTTTTCCACCCAAACTCCTGAGACATCCGATCCGTTTGACTATTCAACGACCTACGTCGAAACATGTTCGGATACCCCAACTGACGTAACTGAGTGATAGTGGTCAGCCCGTGGTTATTGGACTCCACACAACACAAAGCATTGCCGTACCAAATTCCAATGTTATGCACTTCGTATGCCAACTCATCAGGTGGGATATGGCCGTGCCATACCGCCACCTGCGTACCTTCTTTCGCATCCAATACTTGAATACACGAATAGTCACCATGACCTAAACCCTCAGCCGTGTCCACGCCAAGGACGTATCCGTTCCAACGCTCTGGATCCTGCCACACCGTTAGCATCTAAACTCCAAAACTCTTGGCTGAATCTCATGGAGATACCCGTAACGGCCAGCTTCCACATGCATTTGCATACCATCAAGAATGTCCAAATCAAACACAGGATTTCCCGAACGAATAAAAGCCTCTTCGGGGGTGGTCGGGTACTCCTGAGCCAACTGCCACGGCAACATCGAATCCCGTTTTGCCTCATACCAAGACTCATCCCTATCCTCCGTAGCAGACCAAGGAAAAAACATGGGAGAAAACTTGTTGTTCCCCGTCGTAGCCCCAGTCCACAAATGATGATAAAAGTTTCCAGACCCATTAGCCGTACTCAGGCCAATAATTCGGCCCCCCACGTCAGCAACAGGTTCTATTGACGCCCACGCTTCCTCTGCGTTCGGTAAGAACGCCCACTCATCAACCACGATAAGTGTCGCCGACTCACCACGGGCAGGATCAGACGCAGACGGCATTGACGTGATTTGGCTTCCATTATCAAACGCCATTCTCTGCTGATGCTCAACCAAAGACTTCGGTCCCCGATCCAACATCCAAATCGGTAAATGCTTAAAACCATATTTCGTTTTACGCAACAACAACACCGCTTCACGCTCAGTACGAGACAAATCAATAATGTTTTGATCAGGACGAAAAAACGCCAACCAAAACTGGTGAGCCGACACCAACGTCGTCCACCCAATCTGCCTCGCCTTTAACGTAAGCGAATATCTATTTGCTGCCCACTCTTCGAGAGCTTCCGCCTGAGCCGCACGTAAAGCAAAAAGAATACGCCCGTGAGCAGGGTGAGCAATGTGCCAAAAATTCTGTAAAAAATATTTCTCACTCCGTACACACTTCCGCCACTCCACCTCCTGGCGCAACTCCGTTAAACGACTCACCCAATATCCTCAACCATTAACTCTCGCCCCCAAAATCACGCTCAGGAACATACGGCTCATAATCATCAAACACAGGCAAACCTCGCATACGAAACCGATCACCCTTTTTGTAAGGCCGAACAATCGGACGAATAAAAAACTTTTGACCTGCACACATCGAAACCCGAAACTTAGTCATTCAACAATTCATGTCCTTACGCAACTGCTCCCACACAGACCACTGACTCTCAGTCCACGTAATATCAATCGTATTGTAAAGCTGAGAACACTGAGGTCCATACCCAGGAACCAAATCAGTTCTCACTGTAGGCGACACCTCTCCATCATCCCCCGACCACAGCATCGAAACACCGCTGACAGCCGCAATCAACGCCACCACAGCAGCAGTAATCGCCGCAACAATCTTCTTGATCGCAGACGACCACACGTCCGCCTTCTCCGCAACATCCTCTATCGACAAAACATCCCCTCACTGGCAAGACTCACACACCTCAGGATTCTCCAAACCACACTCCAACGGCTCATCATCCAAAAACGGATCCGTCAACAAATCAGGGCGCTCCCCCAACGCCTCCAACTGCATCCACATCCCATCATCACGCAAATCCTGCAACTCCGTCATTTCTTCCTCTTATGAGTAACCTTCTTACCGACACGCTTCGCATGTTTCGCAGCCGCAGAACGACCCTTAGCGGAATACGGATAATGTTTCTTACCAACCCTAGGCATCGTCCAGACCACCCTTAATCAAACGCAAAGAAGCAACTTCCTGTTCCAACAACGAAGCAAGCTCGTCATCACTAAAAGACTCAACGTCCCGTTCATCCTCCACAACAACCTTCCGCTTCGGCGTAAACTTCTCAATATATTGCAAATACAAAGAAGCAGCCTTCACATCACCACTGGCAGCCTGCTGCCATAAAGCATCAATGACGCTCTGAACCCGTTCAGGGTTGATGTTCAGTTCTGCTGCACGACGATCCCACTCACGGATAAACCGTGGATCACGTTTTATGCGGCGAACAGAATCCTGATGGATTTCCTGTTCGACC